GACAAAGAAAAATCCACAGAGAAGATTGACGGTGCGGTTGCCATGATTATGGCTCTTGACCGTGCAATTCGCTGTGGATGTGTGTCTGATGAGTCTGTTTATGATTCGAGGGAAATGCTGATTTTGTAGATCTTAAACTGCCTGTGCAGTTAAAGTGAGTCCGAGAGGCTTCATGATTTTCACCAGAGTCTCAAGATTCGGAACAGTTTTGCAGGATTCAATTCTTGCAATCGAGGATTGCGGGATATGGCACATTTCAGCAAGCTGTCTCTGGGAATATCCCAAAGCATTCCGCTGTTCAATGACCGCAGAGATAATGGCTGCAATTGCTTCCATTTCTTCTATGTCTGCTTTTCCCTGAGGGCTGGTTGCTTTTACGTGTTCTTTGTAATCATTCCATGTTCTCATAAATCATGACCCCTTTCTGGATAGATAATCGTCACGTTCTGATTTTGCTTTTTCAATTTCACGCTGCGGTGTCTTTTGTGTTTTCTTTCTGAAATGATGCAGCAACACAAAAGTATCATTGCAGTAGTAGAAATAAAAAACTCTGTTGTTTCCAGGTCTTAACTCCCAGATATCTTCTTCAATATGTTTTGTAATGTTGTTTGGCAGCCGAGTCCCATTGTTTTGAAGCAGCTGAATGTGAAGCATCAACTGGTTATATTGGATTCTTGCGTCCTTGCTTTTTTCCGATTTTTCTCGCAATTCTTCAAGAAAATCCCAGACGTCAGATTCACCGTTTTCTTTTTCATAAAATTCAATCTCGTACATTGTATAATCTCCATCGATTTTACTTCTATTCTTATGATAGCATAAATGCTATCAAATGTCAATAGAAAAATGAAAAATAACAGGAGGATTTTTTATATGAGTATTTTCAGCAGGTTATTCAAATCCAGAGATAAGCCTCAAAACAGTTATGACAGCCCGTCATACACATACTTTTTCGGACGAGCGAACAGCGGCAAACGTGTCACAGACAGAACAGCCCTGCAGCATATTGTGGTTTATGCCTGTGTGCGTGTGCTGTCAGAAGCGATTGCACAGCTGCCACTGCATTTGTACAAATATAACGATAAAGGAAAAGAGCGAGTGCCACGGCATCCGCTTTATTTTTTGCTCCACGATCAGCCAAATCCTGAAATGACTTCTTTTGTTTTCCGAGAAACCTTAATGTCACACTTGCTTATCTACGGCAATGCCTATGCACAGATTATCCGAAACGGCAGAGGTGATGTTTTAGGACTGTATCCTCTGATGCCTGACAAAATGAAGGTTGACCGTGATGAAAAAAACCGCCTGATATACATTTACAGCCGTTACGATGAGGCAAATCCGAATCTGAAAGAACAGGGTGACATCGTTCTTTACGCCGATGAAGTTTTGCATATTCCCGGACTTGGATTTGATGGTCTGGTTGGATATTCGCCGATTGCACTTGCAAAAAATGCAATCGGCATTTCTATTGCCTGCGAGGAATATGGGGCCTCTTTTTTCGGAAATGGTGCAAGTCCGTCAGGTGTTTTGGAACACCCCGGAGTGATCAAAAATCCGGAGCGTGTGCGTGATGCGTGGCAGAGAGCCTATGGCGGAAGAAATGCCCACAAGGTCGCAGTTTTAGAGGAGGGCATGAAATTCACTCCCATTGCAATTCCAAATAATGAAGCGCAGTTTCTGGAAACCAGAAAGTTTCAGATTGAGGAGATTGCAAGAATGTACAGAGTGCCACTCCATATGATTGGCGACCTTGACCACGCCACATTTTCCAACGTGGAACATCTGTCATTGGACTTCGTCAAATACAGCCTTGACCCCTGGATTGTAAGGTGGGAGCAGTCGTTGCAGAAGGCTTTGCTTTCTGATTCTGAAAAAGGACAGTATTTTATCAAGTTTAATGTAGACGGATTGCTGCGTGGTGATTACGCTTCCCGTATGCAGGGTTATGCCACAGCAAGACAAAACGGCTGGATGTCTGCCAACGATATCCGTGAAAAGGAAGATATGAATATGCTTTCTGAGGAAGAAGGTGGAAACCTTTACTTGTGTAATGGCAGCTTTACAAAACTTTCTGAAGCGGGAAAATTTGCAAATCAAAATCCGGCAAAGGAGGAAGAAACTGAATGAAGAAATTCTGGAACTTCATAAAAAATGAAGATACATCAGAAACAGAGCTGCTCTTCAACGGTCCCATTTCAGAAGATACCTGGTGGGGCGATGAAGTGACGCCCGCACTGTTTCGTGATGAGCTCTCAAAAGTAAGCGGAAATCTGACAGTCTGGCTGAACTCGCCAGGGGGCGATGTGTTCGCAGCGAGTCAGATTTATTCCATGCTGAAAAATCATAAAGGCAAAGTTACCGTGAAAATTGACGGCATTGCTGCCTCTGCTGCGTCTGTTGTGGCAATGGCTGGCGATGAAACGCTGATTGCACCGACGGCCATGATGATGATTCACGACCCTTCCACATCAGCAATGGGAAACAAAGCAGATATGGAAAAGGCAATCGAACTTCTGGAAGAAGTTAAGGAATCTATCATCAACGCATATGAAACCAAATCCCATCTCAGCCGAAATAAGATCGCTAAACTGATGTCCGATGAAACATGGCTCAATGCGAAAAAGGCACATGAGATGGGATTTGTTGACGGGATTCTCTTTGCCGAAAAGAAGAAACCTTTCCCTCCCGAAGAGGAGGAAGAAGAAGAGCCTGACGAAGATGAGAAAAAGGAAGATGCTTTGACCGATATGACCTATTCAAAATCAAAGAATCTATCTGCATTCTTATCCAAGGTATCTGCATCGGCAGAACCTGTCAAAGGTACACCCATTGACCAGCTTGAAAAAAGGCTGGCATTACTGAAATACTAAGGAGGCATTTATTATGACGATTAAAGAACTCAGAGAAAAGAGAGCGAAGGCATGGGATACAGCACGTGACTTTCTCGACAGCAAGAGAAATGCAAACGGTGTTCTCAGCGAGGAAGATTCCAAAACATATGACGCAATGGAAAAGACCATTGTTGACCTTGGCAAGGAAATCCAGCGACTTGAAAGACAAGCTGAAATTGAAGCAGAACTCAACAAGCCTACTTCAACACCTGTTCTCGGTAAGCCTGCCGCACCGGACGTAACGGAAAAGACAGGTACAGCAAGCGACAGCTACAAAGCAGCTTTCTGGAACAGCATCAGAAACCGAAACTGGATTGATGTCAATAACGACCTGCACATTGGCACAGATGCAGAGGGCGGATACCTTGTACCAGACGAGTTTGTGCGCCTGTAAAAGGCGATGTTTACAGTAGATTAGGCTCTACACCGCACAGCAGAGCGGTTGTCA